CATCATAATCAATCTCCAAACCTGTGAAGGATGGGCTAGATGTAGCTGCTGAAGTGTTCATAATGATGGCTAGATCAAGATCATCACCTAGGGTGAAGTATTCAGCGTCTGCTGCTGCACCTAGTTGTGTTGAGGTCATTAAGTTTGCTGCAACATCAATAGCTTGTTTAATAGCCCCATACTCATCGTTCTGCGTAGCAGCAACCCAAGTCTCAGCACCGTAAGTCGTGTTGCTGTTGTACTCCCAAGTCCCTAAGTTGTTCCTTGCGATGGTGCGAACACCTTCACCCGTCTTAACGATATACCACGTAGTCTGGTCATCCGTAGAGACAGCGTAGTAGATGGATTCACCAGCATCATCATCTGTGGCAGTCATGTTGTTAATGTCTGTCCAGTATGTAGTGTCGATGTTGCCAGCAGTGTTGGTAAGAGCTACTAGGTTTTGGTTAGTTGGGGCGTATACCGTACCTACATCGTACTGATACACAGTGTCGTTTGTAATACCAACCATATACATTATCGTACCGTCTGGTTTAAAGAACATCCCAAATGGCTCAGTGTCTTGAGATGATACGCTAAAGCTGACGTTTGAATAGGAAGCTGTGCTTATATCAAAACCTGTAGATAACGTATACTTAAAGACTGCCTCGCTGGTGGAACCAATAACAAACATTTCAGTGCCGTCTGTATTAAATGCCATATCACGTGGGTGTGTTTCTTGTGAAGATACAGAAAGGGCATCTATGTATGATGCTGTTGTTATATCAAAAGCGGTGCTTAAGCTGTATTCAAGTATTTGCGACCCGCTTGTAGAGGCGACAAACATTTTAGTACCATCTGTATTAAAACCTACCCCAGAATGCTCGTTTGTTTGTGCGTTTACAGCAAGAGTACCTCCGTAAGCTGCTGTAGAAATGTCGTAGGCTGTGGATAAGGTATACTGCTCTATAGTATCCCCACTATCCCCGCATATGAACACCTTAGTACCGTCTGTATTGAAGGCTATGCCACGTGGGTTAATATCTTGAGAACCTACATTAAAACTGTCTACAAAAGAGGCCGTACTAACATCCCAAGCTGTTGATAGTGTGTATTCATTTATATCATTGCCGTCCTCACCAGTAACAAACATCTTCGTACCATCAGCACTGAGTGCAACGCCCATCGGGAGTGACTCTTGCGCACTTACGGAAAAACTCTTACTAGCGTAACTGGCTGTACTAATATCAAAACCCCCCTCTACAGTACTGATAACACTCACCCCATCAGACGTATCCAACCCATACATCTGCCAGTTACCAGACGTTACATCTGTTGTAGCTGAAGGCGCTACAATCTCTACGTATGTTCCTGTAGATGCTGTAAGTACAAACTCCCCATCATTGGCATAGATTAGCTTACCAACATCTGTAGAAGCGAAAGAGCCTGTGGATAGGGTTAGGGTGCCTGTTGATGTAGAGTACTGCAATACAGAATCGACAGATCTACCAATTATATATAATTTATCCCCATCTGTGCTGAATGCCATATCATACGGGTCGGTCTCCTGACTAGAAACATCATAAGAGACTGAATCGTAAGACGCTGTACTTACGTCAAACCCTGTAGATAGCGAGTACTGGTAAACAGAGTCATTAGTTAAGCCTAAGATAAACATCTTAGTGCCATCGGCATTGAACGCTAGAGTTTTAGGGTTTCCTTCCTGCGCTGATACACTGAACGCATCCACGTGACTAGCCGTAGAAACATCGTAAGCAGTAGATAATGTGTACTCGTTTACTTCAACCCCACCTGTTCCAATAACAAAGAACTTAGTTCCATCGTCATTGAAAACAATTCCAGCAGGAGTGGACTCTTGACTGGTTACACTTAAACTGTCCGTATAAGATGCTGTCGATACATCCCAAGCAGTGGATAGGGCATATTCAGCGATCTGATCTGTCGATTCCTGAATCACGTACATCTTTGTACCGTCACCGTTGAACGTAAGCCCTCTAGGCGAAGTCGTTTGGCCTGATACACTAAAGCTATCTACAAAAGAAGCTGTTGAAACATCCCATGCAGTAGATAATGTGTACTCGTTTACATCTGCACCTAGACCGCCTACAACAAACATTTTTGTACCTTCAGTGCTAAAGGCGAGCCCTGAAGGGTTAGTATCTTGAGCTGAAACACTAAACGACTTATTATCATAAGACGCAACAGATAGATCATACGCAGTGGCACCAAAACTCAACGTAGCATTATACGCAAAGTCTTCTGGCGTAAATCCTGCCCCAAGATTCCACTTATCAGTGGTAACACCTGTCTGTGGTATTTCCTTAGTAACCCCTACAGTCGGAGTAGATACTGCCGATGTGAGGTTGATGGTCGATGTTTGTCCTGCAACAGAAGAGGTTGTCAGTGTACCCTTCGTACCTGCCGCTGCTAGCTCAGTGGTAATCTTGCTGCTTGTCCAGCCAAGCGTTGCTGATGTTTGGGTATCATCGAACAATTCGCCTGCTGCAATGTTTGCCGCCTCTACTGCACTTGCTGCTGCGTTGGTCTCACTAACCAGAGCTGCCGCTGCTGATGCCGCTGCGTTAGTCTCTGAAGTAGCTGCGTTAGTCTCTGAGGTAGCTGCATTAGTCTCTGAGGTAGCTGCGTTAGACTCTGATGTTGCCGCCGCACTTTCTGAGGCGGCCGCATTATTCTCAGATACGAGTGCCGCTGCTGCCGATGCCGCCGCATTAGTTGCTGTGGTATCACTCGCAACCACATCCCATGTTGAGCCTGTGTATACGTAGCTCGCGGTATCTGTAGTGTTAAAATACAGTGCGCCCGCTTGAAGTGGGTCACCATCATTATCTGTTGCTGGCGCTGAGGCTTTGGCACCTAAGTAACGGTCATCGAAGTCGTCATATACTGTAGCTGCGGCTGCTGCGCTTACCGAGGCTGCTGAGGCGCTTGATGATGCGGCTGATGCACTAGCGGCTGCTGCTGTCTCTGATGCACTAGCGGCTGCTGCGGCCTCTACAGCAACCTCTGAGTTGATAATGACTGACTCAGCACCATCAGGGCCAAGCATGCCCGCTTTAGTTGTCCACGTAGTTTCTGCCATTATCGTTTCCTCATCACCAGCGCACCGCCTGAGAACTGCGAGCGTTTAGATTCAATATTTAAAGATTCAACCGCCTGCTGATACATCTGAGTCCAGAGCTGTATCTTAGGCTCATCAAACAAGTAGATTGCCGCGTTAATCAGCGACCCGTACAAGTATACATCGGGGTGATTAATAAGCAGCCAAGTGGCGTTAATATCATCGCTGAGGTCATCAATCTTGGCGTAGTACAGCATGGTCATGGTGTACGTATCATCAGGCGTTGGATAGAACTCTATTTCGTTGGCTGTCATGTAGTAGAAGCAAGGCTTGCCCGCTATATCATCACCAGCCAGTCGTCTGTCCGCCATTTCAGCACTTGAGATAGGCTCAACCTGCGTACCGTCTGATAGGGTTAGCCTGCGCATCTCTAAGAAGTCTGGCGGCAGTATCTCGTAACGCTCATTAAGCGGAGCTTCTGCGCGCTTCTCTTGGTTGCGGTGGCGTAGGTCGCGAGCAATACGAGACTCTGCTAGGTCAATAAACGTAGGGATAACCGAAGTAAGGTCGTCCCTATTGAGAAAATCTGCAATAGCTGTCTGAAGCTCTGCATATGTTGATATAGCCATTAGAGTAATACGTCCAATATTGAATTAGGGTTAGTGATTACGCCTGACTTACGGCTTTCACCAATGTCGAGCAATCCACGTAGCATCTCTTCAAGTATACCTGTCGTCGCATAACTGTAGTCACCGGTAACCTTGTTGCGCTTAACAGGCAAAATATTGCTGTAATTGTAGATGTCTGGCTTCTTGTCTGCGCCTAGCTGGCTCATGTAGCTGTCTAGGGTTACTCCCTGATTGTACGAAGCTAAATCTGAGGCTTGAGATTCTGGTGTGCCCTGAATATTAGCCAGCAAACCTGTCGCTGCTACTGTCTCTGGGCGAACAAACATCTCACTGCTGTACTTGTCTCTTAGTGCAGTACGCTGAGCATCATCTGTGTACTTCTGCACATCGACACCGTATCTGCCGAGCATATCAATCAAATTCTGTGGAGTGTTCTCAGGAACAATAGCGCCAGCAAACTCACCTAGCCCAACAGTGCGCTCTGGCTTACCTTCAAAGTACTGCGTAGGTGCATTGCGGAGATCACGCTTCCAGCTTGCTATCTCATCAAGCAAGCTTTGCGGAACATTCTCAAAGCCATACTCACGCATAGCTTTACTAGCGCCTTTCTTTTCCATGTCAATTAGCATGGAGCCAGCTTCATCAAGGTAACCATAACCTTCTGAATCGTACTGATAGTAAGGCTTAAGAGCTTCCATAATAGAGTACTGTCGATTACTAAGCTCTTCATGGCTCGCTTTTGCAGCATCCTCTGGCATAAGCATGTCGCGCTTAGCCCTAGCGGCATCAAGAGATTTTAACTGCTCAGTTACAGCAGCCCTGTTCGCTCCAGTACCAGTCTGTGCCATAGAGCTTTCTTCAGCCCTGCCTGCATTCTTCTTCATGTAGGCAGTGATATTATCGGCAGTGTATGGCTTAAGGCTTGCTCTACCAGTTACATAATCCCTATTAGGATTAGCGTCAAAGTACTGCTCCGGCTGCAGGTACTTGTTCATCTCATCCTGCGAGAACTTCTTAAAGGCAAACTCGTTATTCTTGCGTATATCCCGAAGCGCCCAAGTATCGACTCGCCCGCTTCTCATGGGTATCTCAAGTCCATTCTCTTTTGCGAACTTAGCAATTACAGCAGGACTTTCTTCAAAGAACCGCTCAACTTCAGCGAAGCTACTCGATGATGCTCGACTCTTGCTTTCTAAATCGCCAAGAACCTGACGCATATAATCAACATTGCCGACATCGCTAAACTCAGCGTAATCTTCATCAAGCTGGCGATAAGCTTTCTTGTTAGCTAGGCGGATAGGTTGAGGCGCTCGAACAGTGTATGCATCGCCTGAATAAAGCTTGTTGGCTTTGATTGCTGGGTCTAGCGCATCCTTCCTGCCAATCAGGGTAATGTCGCCATAATCCTCAAGAGGAATATCTTTCCTAGTGACAGCAACAGACGGCATGGGCATACCGCCCATCTGCTCAATTCGAGCAAGCTTACTTGCATCAGTATTATGCAGAAAGAGCATATCAAGAAGATTCTTGCCGCCTTTGACCCCTGCGCTCAGCTTAGCCATACCACAAACCCTATTCGTTGAATAGGCTCAGTATAGCGGTTACTTGAGCGATAGGAAAACTTTAGGCTACGCCTTTTAATCCACGCTTAAGCGCACCGCCAGACCAGCCTGATCTAGCGCGATAACCTACAGCTAGGTATCTGAAGCTATCCGCTGGGTGCGAAGCCCAATCATGGGACGGCCTCCCCTTCCATGTCATCCTTTGATCGTCATACTCACGATGATACGCTCTTAGCGCCTCAATCAGATGGTCACACTTCTCAGCATCGAACCAGCATAATGGAAGCATGGAGCGCACAGCTTGGATGCCGTCATCTACTCCTAACTGTGGCGCAATAGTTATAGGCGACACACCTAGAGTAATCAGCGTCTCGTATCGTGATTTACCTGTGCCAAGTTCCTTCACCCTAACATCGTGAGGAAGGCAATGAGTCTCGTATCTGTAAGGCTTATCCTGTAACACCCTAGCGTAATGATCCAAACCAACACCAGAGTTTTCATAGAAGTCTATTATGCGAACTTCTGCACCGATATACTGAGCGAAGGTTATCGCTGTACTGTCGCCAATACCCAAGTCCCAGGCCGTTACCACTGGCAGCTTAGGATCATAAGGTACTGTACCGATACGGCCTTGATCGCGTGCATCTCGCATCTCAATGACGTAGTAAGCACCATCGTGATGAGTTAGAAATGCCCCTTCCCATATCCAGTCATATGAATCAGGGCGCTTCTCGAAGTCATTCAAGCGCTCTATATTCAGAACTTCAGGGAACCAAGGGTTATCGCGCCAGTTAATTTCAGCGACTTTGCAGTTGTCGGGTGGATTAGCACGAAAGCGCTCATGCGTAGCGGATAGTTTAGACTCAGGGTTATAGCTCACCCATATTTCTGACCCTTCTTCGCGTACCGAAGGAAGTAGCTTAGCCCATGCCATTTCACTGACCGTCTCGGCTTCATCCACCCAACAGAGAATGAGTCTAGCTTTCGACTTAATAGAGTCAAGGTTTCTTCTTAGGCCAGCAAACGCATAGCTTATCCTACCATCCTTGGATCTAATGTAGTTCTGGCCTATCTCATAGTAATCTTCTAACCAGTTCACAGACTGTATAGCGCCTTTAACCTCTTCAAATGAAGAGTCGGCCAACGAGTTCATAAACTCACGGGCGCATAGGATAGTGCCAGACTCACCTGACATACCGAGCTGGTAGCCCTTCACGGCAGTCATCAGCGCGAAGCTGCGAGTCTTACCCGAGCCACGGCCGCCATAGGCTACTCTGTAGCGAGCATCGCCATTGAACAGCCCTGCCATCTTCTTAGGCAGTTTAATCTGCGCTGTTGTCATCGACACCTACCACCTGAATAGATATAGGCTTTAGCGTACCGTCAGAGCTAGTGACATCCTGCTTAACCTCAGTCGGCAGCATCTTGATCCAGTGACGATAGAACTCCTCTGGATTCTCTCTTGCCCACTCAAACATTGCCTCATCACCACCTAGCCGCGCATATACATACTTGAGCGACTCCTTAACATTGGTAGTAATCTTATTTTGTGAGCCTTTTTGGCGCCCTCCAGTCTTCTTACCTAGTGCCATATCTAAACCTTCTATTATAGATCAGTGCATTTACGTTAGCGTTTACTAACTAGCGTCCCAATACCTGAAGTATACTGCAGAAACAAAAAGAGCGACAAATGCCGCCCTATTGCCGTGTATCGGATAGGGGCGCGTTAGCTACCGCATCCATTAAGAGCTCTTGCGCCTCCATTAAAACGACGGAGTCGTAACGCGGTGGCAGCCCATCGCGCTCCACCAACGTAAACTCGTGATCAGATACGCGGATGGTGACGTCGTAGTGTTGTCCGTGCAGTAAGAATTCAAAACCGAACTCCGTATCGTCCATTTTTCTCCAAATCTGAGGTTACAAGGTTACGGTTACAACAAGGTACCTAAGCCTTATATATTTTATATATTGCCTATATGCATAATACCTTATATATATTTCTTTATTTTTAATTAATATTAATAAAAAAAAAGTAACTTTGTAACTTTACGCTACCGCCCCCGTCCTCTGGGCGTTTCAGCGGTTACGAAATTCCCAAAAAACCTGTCACCTACTGGTAACTTCGTAACCGCTCAACAAAAAGTTACAAAGTTAGGTTACATATTGTTCCGTTGTAGCTTTTTGAAAAAAGTCGTACTGCTCACGCCCGGATGCATCAGCCGCCAAACCAACAGCATAAAAAGTCGGCGCTCGGACAGTTTTACCCTCAATTTTGACCACGGCACCATCAAATTTATGCCACCCAAGATGACGCATGGCCTCCTCAATTCCATTATTTCCACCTTTAAGCCCCTGCTCTTTACACACCTTTTTAAGCTCTTTAACCGACACTGCATCGCAGTGGAAGGGTGGGTGTCCCTCTTCTATAAGCATTTCCAAGTCCTGCTCATAGTCGTAACGCCCAAGTTTCACCATTTCCTGAGCGCCTTTGGTCATATGCGGGAGCTGGCTGGCGCTGAATCCGCTAATATCGCGCTCAAGCAAATACGCCAATACGGCGGCTGGACCTCCACCCTGCCTATACCACCTATCAATGTCTTGGTAATACGCGGGTTCCTTTGGCTCAATCCATGAATCAACCACGAAATAGCGGCGGTCATTACGCTCAATAGCGATACAGGCTCGCTTGTTACTCATCATTACGTACCCCGTGCAATCGACCTGGGTAATCACGCGACCGCCTTTGAGGTTTAATATGCGCTTGCCTGACGCTGTGGGCGCTAACACGGTCTTCATGGCGTTGGCTACGCGGTGGTCTTGGGCTTTATCGACCTCCTCGATAATCGCCATACGCAGTCCACGTATATAGTCGCCCCATCCGGACATGACATTATCAATCGACACGCCTCGCGCCCCATCAGTACCAATCGCACGCATAACAGGTAAATAGAGCAAGTCTTTACCGATCCGGTGCGTACCTCTGTGGACAATACAGAATGAAGGCTTTTCCGCTGGCTTCTGGACAAGGAACGCCAAGAAATCTAATACGACATTACGCTCAACCTCATCCGGTAATAGGTACTCCGCTAACTTAA